TCAACAATCTTGGTACCGCCGGACTCGGTGCGGATGCGACCCTTGTCTGAAAGCCAGTATGTAAGTGGACGTGCGGTGAACACGTTGTCTGTAAGCTTGTCACGGTAGTTGGCAAGCGTAGTTGAAAGTAGTGCGTCAAAATTTGCGTTCGGCATTTTAACTCCTTATGATAATTAGTTCGAGATACCTAACTGCTGTTTAGCAGCAGAGAAAGCATCCCTTAGTGAAGTGATAGGTGCTGAGTCTGTAGAAGAACCCTGAGCCGATGCACCGCCAGCAACAATCCCACTAGACCGCTTAGCCTGAACAATTTTTTGTTCCTGCTGAGTCTTGCGTGACTGCAACTCTCGTTGTGCCTGCTCTCTGCTAAAAAGTCTATCAAAAGCCATCTGCTTGTACACCGCCTCTAAATTGCTAGTGCCCTGAGCAAGGGCTGATGAAACAACCTCATTTGCATCAAAGTCATCTCCATACTTTTGCTGAAGTCCGTTAATAGTACGTTCAAGCTCGTTCATCGCCTGTTGCTCCTCAAAGGAAGCCAAACGCTTTTCAAGCTGCTTATACTGCTTTTCCATAGGGTCTGCCCACAAATCATCCTCTTCAAAGGATTCTTGTTGAGTTAAACCGTAATGGTTCTTAAGAAGTTCAACTGTAGCTGCAGGGTCATTGTCCAACGCTTGTTGGATTGCCTGAGCAAATTGTACGTTCTTACGTTCTTCTGCTAGTTGCTGCGTCTTGCGAGTATAATCCGCTTGACGCTGATATCCGGAAACCGCTTCTTTAAGTGGTACTTCAAGTTCCTCACCATCTAACGTTACCTTGACATATTTGTCGGCAAAGTTATCATAGTCGAGATACTCAGGAGTATACTCTTCAGTAGTAGTTTCTTCTCCACCATCAACTTGTCCATCATACTCAATGGGGTCTACGGCTTCAGATTCAAAATTTTCAATTTCCATGTGTCTCCAGAGTCCAAGAAGGTTGCTCTAAATAGTAGGTGAATTCGTTACATTGTATTAGGCAAGCCAGCGCCTTGGTTCTGCAACATAGCAAGAACCTGCGGTGGAATACCAGTAGGTTGTGGCATACCACCCTGCGGTGGTGCGCCCTCCATCATCGCAGCAGGGTCAAGCCCCGCTGGAAGACCTTCCATTTGTGGTGGACCTTGCTCGGGCGGTGGACCCTGCATAGGTTGACCATCAGGACCAACAGCACCAGGCTGTTGTGGTTGTGCAAGGAAAGCTTCAGGTGTTTTAACACCAAAGCCGAACTGCAATACGTGTCGAGCCAAAGCAGACATGTCAACAACACCAGCACCAACAAAAGGAGCCATAGCGTCAACCATCTGCAATGCCATTTGACGACGGAACGACTCGTTCACTGGTTGTGTAGAACCAGCTTCAACTTCAAAGTCAAACTCGCCAAGAATATAATCACGGTCAAAGTTAACCCAAATAGGCATAGCAGAAGAACCAACAACACGAGCAACATGCTCACCGGTCATAAACTGCTGAGCCAATCCAATAAGACGCTTGGCAGAAGATGCAATAGCACGTTCAACCTCAGCAAGCTTATCCGATGTGCGTGCGTTCATAGCATCCTGCATCATCGCAGATTCTGTAGCGGTACGGCTGATTTCAGACGAACCGCCACGCATGAACTCTGCAACACCCGAAACACGGTCCATGTCACCCATAATCTGATTAGTTAAATTATACATGTCGGGAGGGTTGACAATAGCTGGCATAGCTTGCACAACTGACTGCAAAGGTTCATCGCTGATGACGGGCACCATTACGTTGTCCTCATCGGATTCAAGAGCGTCACGTCCTGGTGTGTCGAATGCGTTTTCCTTGTATAGCCACTTGCGTGAGAAACGCTTACGGTGGTTCATCATCTGTGTACGTGTAGCATTAAGCTCGTACTGAAGAGGTTCAATAGCTTCAAGTTCACCCATAGGATAGAAGTGCTCAGGAACGTCATAGTTACGCAGCATGACAAATGGATGTCCAAATGCGTATGGCATTGGAACCGGATTTACAAGGAAACCATCTGAACCATTGCAAAACACTGCCATTGTTTTACGCTTCATGTCGTAAAACTCCCACACATCAACATATGCATCTTTGTCTTCTTTTGTTGCACGAGGACGGTCCTCATGTGCTGACCACTTGTTGTATTGGCTGGCTTGTGCATCATTACGTGCTTGGCGGTTATAGCGCTGGTCATTGCGAACTTCCAACAGTCCACGGCGTACACGCTGTGCAATCCACTTTGCATCCTCAATAGAGGTTGCATCAGGGTCTACGAAAACGTCAAACGGAGAAACACGCTCAACAAATGGGCGGTCCTCTGTAATAACAATTTCTGTTTCCATTGGAGCTTCTTCAGCCGTTGAATCCAAATCAGAAGATGCATCTTCCATGTCGGGCGATTCTTCACCAGGTGATGGAGCATCAGACTGTGGCTGCTGCATCGCCGGCAAAGCAGGCTTTTTGCGTTCTTCTTCAACAAACTTATATCCAACCTTAAGCCAGCCGTGCCCAATAATCAGATAGTCATCAACTGCTCGACGCAGTTGTTTCTGACAATCAAAGTGACGCCACCAATAGTTAATGATAGCTTCGGTAATGATGGCTTTATCGCCATCTTCAGGTTTACGAGCGCCGACAGTAATTTTGGGGTGGTTTACTGCGACGCTCGGTGCGATAACGTTAATGGTAGAAAATGCAGCGTTAACCAGCATTTGGTCTTCAGACGATACCTGGTCAAAATGCTTGCCCCTATACAGGTCAATCATTCGACGCCAAAGTTTATCGTACTTTTCTTCTTTGCGCCACTTGCGGGAATTATCAATCTTCCCTCGGTAGTTAGCTAGAGTGCTACGGTGTGTTGGACGGGCCATTAGGCTTCTTTCTTAACATACACAAGACGTAAGAGCGACTCAACTACAAGCTGAATAGCAGCGACTTGTTCTCCACTGAGATTAAGGCCGAAAGCTGTCACGAGAACAGTCAAGGAGCGCACAAGCGCACGAACGTTTCCACTAGTAAACTTTGTCATTAGATTTCCTTTCGGGTATGAGGGGTTGGGTCTGAAATGTGTTCGTCAAGCTTGTCATCGATGTTATCAATTTTGATAACAAGATGCTCAAGCAAACCACGAGACTCTGCATGCTGGCTGGTGTTTTCGCTGCGAAGCTTTTGAAGAATAACCACCACCGGTCCTGTCAAGACAGCAACGACAATAGGCACCAGCCAAGCTTCCACGAGTTATACCCAACGACTTCCGGCAGGTTCAATGGTACGACCTTCTTTAGCTGCAGCCTCAATGGTTTGACGCTGACGCTCACCAATGGTAGGACCGCTAAACTCTGATTTGCCGTGGGTAAATCCAATACGGATAGATTTTAGATGACAAGCAAAGCAAATCTCACCACGGCGAGGCAAACTATCCTCAATCCACATAGATTCACATCGCTCACATTTAAATTCGGCCATAACCTATATGAAAATCGTTACTTACGAGAGTTAAACGAACCCAAAACGAACTTTTCTTTCTTTTCAGGTTCAATTTGGTTAGCAAACCAGTCAAAAGAGAACTTAGGTGGAGCCAAATCAGGGCGATACTCAGGAAGCCACACATGTTTAAGCATTTGGTTAGCAATAGCAATAGCCATAACAAGGTCGTCATGAGGAGAACCATGCATCTTCCCGTTTTCGTCACGAACAAACGTTCGCAATTCAGCAAGAGTGTGCTCGTCAAAGATACCTAACTCACCATCACGGATAGCTTTGCCAAGTTCGTCAATAGCCAACGGCTTAGAAGCAGCCGTAGTACGCCAACCAAGAATCTCAGTAGCCTGAGGAGCACGATTAGCCAATCTACGCTGTCTGTATATGTTTCTATAACCCGAACGTTGCAACGCCTTAAGCGTTGTCAACCCATGGTTGTTGTTCTCAACACCAATTAAAGCATGGTTATACCAATCGCCCAAATCATACAGGACATCAGAACCAAACAAGTCAGGGTCAACATGACCACGCCACCTAGCAACAACCTCAAGAGTTTCAGCATTGATAACCTGAGCTACGCTATAGTCACCATGCAGTAAACCTTCAGCGACGTCAGCCCCAATACAGTAAACCTGGTCAGGTTCAGGTTCTGCCCACACACTAAGAGGACCACCATCAGCCTTAAAGTCATAATAGTCCAAAGCAAGCAAAGTACCCTTGATGGGGTCTATAGGTTCAATAGCACGAATAACATCAATATCAAACACAGGACGGCCGGACCTAACAAACGCCTCATCAGGGTCTGACGGGTATTCCTGGGCAAGCTGCCAGTCAGGAAGCTGCGCCTTTTTAACTTCGTACCATGAGGCATCACGGTCACCGGCTGACCAAGGAAAGAAAATACCTTTGAAATCATTTGTCCCAGTCTGTGACCCGACCCAAAGCTTATGAAATATATTCCCCTCACCTTTAGCGGTGGATAGACACACAATACGACCACCCACATCGGCAATCGGCTCAATAGAAGCCCACGCTTCCTCCGAGTTCGGAAGGAAGGCCATCTCATCAATAAAGACACGATACACGGATTCACCACGAGCAGGGTCATTGCCACTAGGAAGAGACTCAAGAGCAGATTCATTACTAAACACCATCTTCAATTGATTGTCGGAAACCAACCCAGGTCCCCTAGCTTTCATCCAATCAGGCAACATCTTAAACCCATACTTAGACTTCTGCAAAAGCTTGGCAGCTTCACGCTCGGTACGGCTAAGCATAACCTCAAAACGGTCAGCCCAAAAGAAAACCTCCCAAAAAGCAAACGCAGAAGCTAGGGTTGAGAATCCAATCTGACGGGCTTTGAGAACGATACTGTTGCGGTTTGATATCCAAGCGTACGCAGTTTCCGTCTGCGCATCACGCATAGGAAATAAAATACGCCCACGTTCAGGGTGGCGAATAAACCAATAGTTAGAGCAGAAATACTCAAAAGCATCCGCAAGGTCCGAATCACTCGCATCGTCAGGTCCTTTACATAAGCGCCATTCACGCTCGTTAATAAGTTCAGTTAATTCCATTCATCCTCGGCATGACGCCCATTGTTTTTACGTTCAGCAGCACAGAAAGGACACTCAGCCCATCCATCAGGGTAATCCTCCCCACAACGCTTACACTCTATAATGTCCATTAGACAACCTTAAGAGTACGGGTCTCCTTCTCCCTAGAAGCAACAGAAGCAATCAAAGCATCCAACTCATCGTTGGAAAGCTCGGCAAGTTTACGGTCAGACTTAACTTCCACCGTAGGCGGAGCCATACGGTTCGTAGCTTGCAAGTACAATTGTGCAGACTTCACATCATTATCCTGAGTGGCCTTGTTGAACAGCATATCCAACACAGCCTGTGTACGCTCGGGGGACCCTTGGATATCATCAACCTTGTCTTTCCACTGCTTTAGAAAATTAGGCTTCTTCTCCCAACGGCGAAGAGTCTTGACATCAACACCAAGATGCTCTGCCATCTTGTTCTTAGACGGAGGGGTACGCTCACTAGGAGCAGTGCAAAGCCAGTCTAAATACTCTGTCTGTGGCTGTGTAAGAACTAATTCTTCTTTCATACCCATATAGGCAACTTCGTCACCTATGGGCAGTCTGATGGACTGCAATAGTGAGAATGATTCCCAGGTAACGTTTGGGGGGGACTATAGGGGGGGTAGCAAGAAAACCGTCCTAAAGACGGTTCTTGACCAGGTTTAGCAAATACATCGGGGCGAGCATAAGCGTAGCCCCGTTCATGAAATGAGGAGATATGAGTCCCGAACAGTTAAAGCATATACAGCCCTGGGCGGAGATTCGAGTGACCTGGCGTGATGCTTACGCACCACATTCCGGATGGCATGAAGTAGATGAATATGAACCCGAAGATGCTGTAGCTGTCACCATCGGACGTTATTGGGCCGACTGCCAAGAGAACTACCTGACTACAGCAGGAACCGTATTCCGATATGAAGGGGACTCCCCAAAGACTGTCGGAGATATCAACCACATCCCCTACGGGTGGATACTATCAATAGAGGTAATCAATGCCAGCCAAACCTACCCCCAAGCGTGACTCACGTCTAGCACGTGCAGGTGTTAGCGGATACAACAAACCCAAGCGCACACCCGACCACCCTAAGAAGTCACACATCGTAGTAGCGAAATCCGGCAGTCAAGTAAAGACCATCCGCTTCGGACAACAAGGAGTCTCAGGCTCCCCCAAGAAAAAAGGCGAATCCACAGCCTATGCAAATCGCCGCAAATCCTTTCAGGCAAGGCATTCCAGCAACATCGCAAAAGGACCCATGTCCGCAGCATACTGGGCCAACAAAGTAAAATGGTGAAATAAACCCTTCGTCTAGAGGGTATCCAAAACTAAACGCTCTCGCCCTGCGT